GAGCCGTTCCCGATCCCGAAACACTGGCAGATCTGGCGCGGGTACGACTTCGGCTTTTCGAAGCCGTTCTCCGTGGGGTGGTACGCGGTGGACGAGGACGGGCGGATCTATCGCATCCGAGAACTGTACGGCTGCACCGAGGCGCCGAACACGGGGCTGAAGATCGACCCCGTGGAGCAGGCGCGGCGGATCAAAGAGGCAGAGCAGAACGACCCGGTGCTGCGCGGGCGGAAGATACACGGCGTGGCGGACCCGGCGATCTTTGACGAGAGCCGCGGCGAGAGCATTGCGGCCATGATGGAGAAGAGCCCGAACTTCTTGCACTGGGCGCCGGGCGACCACACGCGCCTTGCGGGGAAGATGCAGTTCCACTACCGGCTGGCGTTCGACGAGGACGGGCGGCCGATGCTGCAGGTGTTCAACACGTGCCGACACTTCATCCGCACGGTGCCGAACCTCGTGTACAGCGAGAGCAACGTGGAGGACATCAACACGGACGGCGAGGACCACATCTACGACGAGTGCCGGTATGTGCTGATGGAGAACCCGATCTCGCCGCCGAAGAAGGTGGTGCGGGAGCCGATGCGGGACGACCCGCTGGATCTGGACCCGAGGAAGAGTAAAGTGATGTTCTTCAAGGGATGAACTTGCGATGAATTGAGACCGGTTGCAATGAATTTGCGATGAAATTGCGATGACGAAAGGAAAATCGAAAGATGGCGAAAGGACAACGGGAACGGCTGCCGCCTGAGAATACGGCACAGGCAGCGCAGGCAGCACAGGTGCTGCAGGCGATCGCGCAGAGCGGGGCGATGCAGAAGCTGCGGCAGGGCATGGCAAACCCGCAGCAGGCCGGAGCGAATCCGACCGGTGCCATGCCGAACCTGCAGCAGGCAGGGCCGAGCGTAGGCGGTGCAATGCCGGGGCAAGGTATGTTTGGAACCATCCCTGCCTCGACGGCGGGCGCGGGTATGCCGGAGCCTGACGGCGCGCAGGGGCTGGACGGGTTGCAGCTGGGAGGGCAGCAGAAGATCGGCGCAGCGGAGATCGCAAAGGCCAGCGACATTTTGCAGAAATACAAGAACGGAAAAAGCGCGCTGGAACGGCGGCTGATCGACAACGAGCAGTGGTACAAGCTGGCGCACTGGAAGCAGTACAAAAACCCCATGATGGGCGACAAGGAGAACGGCCGACGCTCGAGCGGGTGGCTGTTTAACTCGATTGCGAACAAGCACGCCGACGCGATGGACAACTACCCCGAGCCGAACGTGCTGCCACGCGCGCGGGACGACGAAGAGACGGCGCGCACCCTTTCCAGCGTGCTGCCGGCGCTGCTGGAGCAGGCCGACTACGAACAGGTGTACAGCGACACCTGGTGGCGCAAGCTGAAGCAGGGCACCGGCGTGAAAGGCGTGTTCTGGGACCCGACGCTGCGCGGCGGCCTGGGCGACATCTGCATCAAGAGCATGGATCTGCTGATGCTGTTCTGGGAGCCGGGCGTGAACGATATTCAGGATTCGCCGCACTTCTTCAGCCTGGCGCTGGAGGACAACGACCGCCTGATCCAGAAATGGCCGCAGCTGGCCGGGCACACCGGGCGCAGTATGACCACGGCGCAGTACGTGCACGACGATGCGATCGACACGAGCGACAAAAGCGTGGTGGTGGACTGGTACTACAAGGTGGAGGGCGCAGGCGGCGGCAAGACGGTGCTGCACTATTGCAAGTTTTGCAACGGCGTGGTGCTGTACGCGAGCGAGAACGACCCGCAGCTGGCGCAGCGCGGCTTCTACGACCACGGCCGCTATCCGTTCGTGTTCGATACGCTGTTCGTGGAAGAGGACAGCCCCGCGGGCTTTGGCTACATCGATGTGATGAAAGACTGCCAGACCTCGATCGACAAGCTGAATCAGGCGATGGACGAGAACGTGCTGCTGGCATCGAAGCAGCGGTATGTGGTGAGCGACGCGGCGGGCGTGAACGAGGATGAACTGTGCGACTTCTCGCGCGACGTGGTGCACGTGAGCGGGAGGCTGAGCGAAGAAAGCTTTGCGCAGCTGCAGGTGAGCGGCCTGCAGGGCAACAGCCTGAGTTACCTGAACAACCGCATCGATGAGATCAAGGAGATCTCCGGCAACCGCGACATCAGCCAGGGCGGCACGACGAGCGGCATCACGGCGGCCAGCGCGATCGCGGCGTTGCAGGAAGCGGGCAGCAAGCTGAGCCGCGATATGCTGAAGAGCGCGTACCGGGCCTTTACGAAAGAGTGCTATCTGGTGATCGACCTGATCCGGCAGTTCTACGATGAGGAGCGTATGTTCCGCATCACGGGCCAAAACGGCCAGAACCAGTACGTGGGCATCAGCGGGCAGCAACTGCGCGCACAGCCGATGGGCAGCATTGGCGGCGTGATGCTGGGCGGGCGCGAGCCGGTGTTTGACATCACGGTTTCGGCGGCGAAGAAATCAACCTTTAGCAAGCTGAGCCAGAACGAAACGGCCAAAGAATGCTACCAGCTGGGATTCTTTAACCCGGCAAACGCGGACGCAGCGCTGGCGGCGCTGGACATGATGGACTTTGAGGGCATCGAAAAGGTACGCGACCGGGTGAGCCAGAACGGCACGCTGTTGCAACAACTGCAGCAGATGCAACAACAGATGCAGCAGATGGCGCAGATCATCGATCTGCAGAACGGCGGACAATCGAACCTGACCGGACAGGTGCAGGCGGCGACCGGCAGCGCACTGGCGATGGCGACGGGCGGCAAGCCCGGCACGGCAGAGGCCAAAACCACAACGGACGGCCTGGGCGCGGCCGTGGGCAGCAAAGCGGGCGGACAGGCCACGGCGGCGGCACAGCGCGCCATGGACGTGAATAATCCAAACAGGTGAGATGTGTCCGGTATGGACACCAAAACAAGGAGGACAGTATGGTCGAAATTGAAGAAGTGATCACACACCGGGGCGAGGAACTGCGATACAAGCTTGACGCCAGGGGGCACGCGGGAGCGGCAGCCAAGGGGCAGGACATCGTGTGCGCGGCAGCCAGCATCCTGATGCAGACGCTGGGCGAGATGGTGATGGGTATGCAGGCCCACGGCGCGCTGCAATACTGCGCGGTGGACTATGAGCACGGGATGTGCGTGGAAGCGCAGGCCGCCAAGGATTTCAAAAGCGAACTGCTGACCGTGTTTGCGTTTGCCGATACAGGCCTGAAGCTGCTGGCCGACAACTACCCGGCCAACCTGCAACTTACCATCGTAAATCTGGATGATGACAAAGCCGAAAGCGACGACGGCGAGGCAGACGACGGCGAACTGGATCTGCAGATGTTCGCGGACGGCGACGGCGCAGCGGCCTCGCCTGCCGCAGCGGCGTCGGCCGAGGCGGCCGCAGAGCAACCGACGGCGCCGGAAATTCGAGAACCGGAGATGACACCGGCGCAGAAGCGGCTGGCGATCCGGAGCGGCGTGCTGAAGACCGGTGCGAAAGCCGCCGCGGCAAAGGCGCTGGAGGGTGTGAACTATGGCAAGCAGACCGAAGAGGGAAGCACGGCGGCGCAAGCGGCGGAAGCTGGGAGCACGGGAAAAGCAGATGCAACGGCGGGCGGCGATGACGCCGGAAAAGGCCAGGCAGATGCAGCGAGCGCGAAAGAAGAAAACCCGGACGCGGAGTTCCTTGACCTGATCAAAGGCAAGTACAAAGACCAGTTCGCCAAGGCCGTGAATGCTGTAAACCAGAGCCAGCAGGTACAGCAGAAAGCAGCAGGCGACCCGCGCATGGACGCGCTGGTGGACGCGCTGGGCAAACGGTACGGCGTGGATGGTAAGGACATCAATGCCCTTACCAAAGCGATCAGCGGCGAAGAACCGGTGAAGGACAACAAGTACTTCGAGCGCGTTGCCATGGAAAAGGGCATCAGCGTGGAGAACGCAAAAGAACTGGACCGGTTACAGACCGAGGCGAGCGCCGCGAACGCGGCACGGCAGCAGGCCGAGATGAAAGCGGCTGAGCAGCAGATGCGCGCACAGGTGGCGCAGATCAAAGCCAACTGGGATAAAGAAGCCGCGGAGGTAAAGGCGAAGTACCCGAGTTTTGACTACAAGGAAGCGCGCACAAACCCGGACTTTGCTGACTTGATGAAGCGCGGCGTGAGTCTTGAGAACGCGTATCGCGCGATCTACTTTGACCGCCTGATGGCAGACAGCCAGGCCAGCACAGCAAAGGCCGTGGAGAAAGGCGTGACCGAACGCATCGCGGCGCGGGCGGCGCGGCCCGGGGAGAACGGCACCCGCCCCGGCGGCGCGGCTGTGACCAAGACGGACGTAAACAGCCTGACCAAGGCCGACCGCGAAGAGATCGAGCGGCGGGTGCTGCACGGGGCAAAGATCTCGTTTTAAGACGCAAAGGCGCAGCAGGAGCCTTTGAGATAATCAACAATTTTAACCGGAAATCAACACAGGAGGGACAAGAGTATGATTTGGAACAATGAGCATACGAAGCTGGATCTGCAGATGTTTGCGGACGCGCTGAACACCACCACTTCGGACGGCATGAGCGCCGAGATGAAGACCTACTACGAGAAGCGCCTGATCGATCAGGCCGAGCCGAATCTGGTACACGACCAGTTCGGCGACAGCTACCCGATCCCGAAGAACGGCGGCAAGACGATCGAGTTTCGCAAGTACGACAGCTTGCCCAAGGCCCTGACGCCGCTGACCGAGGGCGTGACCCCGACTGGCAAGCTGCTGAACGTGACGACCATCACGAGCGACTTGCACCAGTACGGCGACTGGGTACCCATCAGCGACGTGCTGAGCATGACCGCGATCGACAACAACATCCTGCAGGCGACCCGCGCGATCGCAAGCCAGGCCGGCCGCACGATGGACACCGTGACCCGTGACGTGATGGCAGGCGGCACCAATGTGATCTACGCGCCCAAGAGCGACGGCACCGAGGTGACCAGCCGCAAGAACCTGGACGACACGGCGCGCCTGACGCCGGAACTGTTCTTCCGCGCGGCGGCACAGCTGGCCGCGATGAACACCGACAAGTTCGGCGACAGCTACGTGGCGATCATCCACCCGTATGCGGCGTATGACCTCATGCGCAGCGAGGAGTGGATCGACGTGCACAAGTACGCTGACCCGGAGAGCATCTTCAACGGCGAGATCGGCAAGATGGGCGGCATCCGCTTTGTGGAGTCCAGCGAGGCGATCATCTGGAAAGATGACACCTGCCCGGATGGTCTGGCCGTGTTCGGTACGATCGTGCTGGGCGCGCACGCGTACGGCGTGACCGAACTGGAGGGCGGCGGCCTTGAGCACATCGTGAAGCAGCTGGGCTACGGCGATGACCCGCTGAACCAGCGCGCATCCGTGGGCTGGAAAGGCATCAAGACGGCCGAGCGCCTGGTGGAGCAGTACATGGTGCGCATTGAGAGCACGTCGAAGTACAGCGCGACTGCGGCGGCGAACTGAGGAAAGGATGATTGAATATGGCGACAAAGAAAACGACCACGGCAGCGGCTGAGACTGCCGAGACCACCGAGACGACCGAAGCGGAAAATGTGCCCGCAGCGGATACGGCCGAACCGGCCGAACCAAAGCTGGTGAAAGTGAAGCTGTTCAAGGATAACCGCCGCTATAAGGGCGACGTGTTTGTGAGCGTGAACGGCCGCAACTACCAGATCCAGCGCGGCGTAGAGGTGGAGGTACCTCCCGAGGTGGCCGAGGTGCTGGAACACAGCCAGCGCCAGGACAACCTGGCCGCAAACAAGATCGCGGCGGCGGAAGAAGCTGCTGCGGAGAAATAAGACATCGAGATTTGTATCTCCCTTCGAACCCTCAGGCGTGGCACATTGCCGTGCCTGGGGGATTTTTAATAAGACAAGGGAAACTTGATTTGGGGCATTGCTTTTTCAAAGGAGCGTGATGAAAATGACTGTACGGGAAGCGATCGAGCGGGCGAACACGCTGCGGAAAAACCATCCGATCGAGGACGAGACGTTACAGAGATGGCTGCGGCAGGCGGACGGACACATCCGGCGCAGCGTGATCGAACTGTGCGACATCGCCGAGGACGAGGACGCAACGTACAGCGCGACAGGCGCGGACATTGCGGCGTGGGACAGCGGCATGGATGATGAGGTGAAACTGCTGCTGCCGGAACCATACGATGAGGCGTATGTGCATGACCTGTGCGCACAGATCGACCTGGCGCTGGGCGAGACGGACCGCTACATGAACGAGGCACAGCAGTACAACAACGAGGTGCAGCTGTTTGCGGCAGCCATGCGGCAGAAGTATAAGCCAAGGGCGAAGCCGCAGTTCCGGTATTGAGGAGTGATGGGAAAATGTATTTGCCACAGGCAACAACGATCCAGAACAGCCGGAGTTTGCTGCGGAACTTCGGCGGGCTGAACGAGACATACGGGTGCAGCGAGGCGGAGTACAGCGAGGGAATGAACTGGTGCAGCCGGAACTTCCCAGCGCTTTCGACCCGGCAGCCGCGGCGTAAGCTGAAGACGCTGGAGAACGTGAACGGCCTCTACCACCTGAACGGCCTTTTGACCATCACGGGCACAACGCTGACGTACGAGCCGGACGACTGGAACACGTCTCCGTCGAAGATCGTGATCGCGGACGCGGTGACCGACGACGAAAAACAGATGGTCGGCATGGGCACGAAGATCCTGATCTGGCCGGACAAGAAGCAGTTCGACACGGCCAGCGGCGAGTTGAGCGGGCTGGGGGCGAAGTGGGTGTTCACCGCCGCGAATGGATCCGTCGGCAACGAAATGGCCGGACTGGATGGAGCCTACGAGGATGACAACGACGATGGGACGATCACTTATACTCCCTGCGACGAAAACGGCAAGACAATCATGGGCGTAGAGCACGGCACCACGCTGCCAGACGACCCGAGCGATGGAGACTGGTTTCTACTGGAGGCCGATGAAAATTCACCCTGGGCGGACACGAGCACCATGAAACAGTATTCGTATGACACGAAGACATGGACGGATGTTGCGATTGAATACTGCCGCATTGAGGGCACCGGCACTGCAGAGGGACTGGGAAAGGGACTTCGCGAGGGGGACATGGTGACGCTGAGCAACATCCCCCCGGCGGTGCTGAACGGCATGGCCGATGACCTTGAGGGCGAAGCGACGGTGTACGACTGCGGGAACAACTTTATTGTGGTACACATGACCCCGATCAGCGAAAACAAATACCGCTTTGCGCAGATCGTACAGGGAACCAATTTGATAAAGCTGAACCCGGCAAACGCCTCCTCGGGGACGACGATGAGCGCCATGTCGAACTCGTCCACGCAGGTCACGATCGAGCGGCGGGTGCCGGACCTGGACTACATCGCGGTATGCGACAACCGCGTGTGGGGGTGCAGCAGCGCTGAAAATGTGCTGTACGCGTGCAAGCTGGGCGACGCGACCAACTGGTTTTGCTACCAGGGCATCGCATCGGACAGCTATGCCGTGACCGTGGGCAGCGACGGGACCTTTACCGGTGCGGCCAGCTGCATGAGTTATGTGCTGTTCTTTAAGGAAAACACGCTGCACAAAGTGTACGGCACAAAGCCGAGCGATTTTCAGGTGAGCACATTGCGCTGCCGCGGCGTGGCGAAAGGCGCAGCTAAGAGCCTGTGTGTGATCAACGAGGCGCTGTACTATCTTTCGGCTGCGGGCGTGATGACATGGAGCGGCAGCCTGCCGACGAAGATCTCCGCGGCGCTGGACCCGGACAAGCTGGCCAACGCAACGCGCGCCGTGGGCGGAACGCTGGACGGACAGTATTATTTGCAGATCGACACGGATGCAGGCACGCGGCTGCTGGTGTACGACACCGAGCGCAGCCTGTGGCATGAGGAAACGGCCGTAGGCCACGAGATGGCGAGCACCGGGCGGCAGCTGTACTTCTGGGACGGCGAAAGCCTGTGGGCTGCGCTGCCGGAACGCGAGAAAGACAGCGACAGCGAGGACGCCGCACAGCAGACCGAGAGCGGATTAAGCTATGACTGGACCAGCGGCGACATCGGGCTGGACAACCCCGACGACAAGTACATCAGCCGGATCACCGTGCGCATGGACGCGGAGGCGCACAGCACGGTGCACTTCTATGCCAGCTACGACGGCGGAAGCTGGGAGAAACTGGGCGAGGCGGCGAACAGCGCGACCTGGGCACGGCTGGACGTACCGATGATCCCGGCGCGACACGACACGATGCGGCTGCGCATTCAGGGCACCGGCCGCGTGACGCTGCGCAGCATCGCGTTTACCTTTGCGGCCAGCAGAGGCAAGATCGTGCAGGGGACGAAGTGAGGAGACGGGAGATGCGACCCGTTGCGTTTTAACTTGCCAGCAACTTGCAGAGAAAAGAAAAATCCGAGATGATGAGCGGACATTGACTGAATCTCAACTTGCCGGTAACTTGCAGAGAAAGGATGATTTGATATGGCGAGCATTGCGGGATTGAACAGCTTGGGCCTACCGCAGTTTTCGGCGAACATGGACCCGGAGGACGCGCGGACGTTATACAACTACCTGTACCAGCTGCAGGAGCAGCTGCAATATCTGCTGACCAATCTGGGAACGGAAAACATGAGCGAGGAGTTGCTGACCGCGCTGGGACTGGAATGAGAAAAATTTAAACGTGTCCATTATGGACACAGGAAAAAGGAGGGCAGCCAAATGGCATCGAAAGCAACAAAGCAGGCTTACAACGATCTGGTGAACTGGGAGGCGCAAAAGCCTGCGGACTACGTGAGCCAGAACCAGAGCCAGATCGACAGCCTGAACAACACGATCAACAACCGGCATTTTGATTACACTTATACGACCGACCCGAGTTACCAGCAGTATGCGAACCAGTACCGCAGGCAGGCGGAAAAGGCGAGCGAGAACGCGCAGGCTTCGGCCTCGGCACTGACCGGCGGCTTTGCCAACAGCTACGCGACCACGGCCGGGGCGAATGCGTATCAGCAGCAGATGAGTGGACTGGACAGCGTGATCTCGAACCTGCGCGCACAGGCGCTGGACGAGTACAACAGTGAGACGAACGACCTGAACACACAACTCGAGGCACTGGAAAAGCAGGAAAGCGATGATCAGGCACGGTGGCAAAGCGACCAGAACAACTACTACGACCAGCTGAACTACTACCAGAACCAGTATGCAACGGCGTCGCAGCGGGATGCGAACACGACATCGAACTGGATTGCAGGGATTGGGATGGCATTGGATGCGGCGTTGACATTTGTGGCGACGAATCCGCAGGTGCTAGCTATGTTCCTATAATGTGTCCGTTATGGACACGACTGAGATAGGAAAGGAGAGAGATCGAGATGGCAACGAAAAAGGAACAGACCGCGCAGGCGGTGGCGAACTGGAACGCGAATCAACCGGAAAAGTACAACGACCAGTACACCGACCAGATCAACAACGTGTTGCAGACGCTGGCCGGGCGGAACTTCTCGCGGGACTACAGCGCGGCCAGTGACCCGAACTATCAGAACTATACCAAGAACTACACAGCCGCAGCACAGGCTGCAGCGCAGAATGCGAAAGCAACCACGGCTAGCTTGAGCGGCGGGTACGGCTCGAACTACGCGGACAGCGTGGCGTCGCAGGCATATCAAGACAACATGGCGAGCATGAACAACATCCTTCCGACGCTGCGCGCGCAGGCGCTGGACGACTATCAGGCTGACACAAACAACCTGGAAACCCTGCTGAGCGGATTGCAGACGGCGGGAGAACAGGCGTACAGCGCCTACAACACCAACGTGGCGAACTGGCAGAACTGGCGGGACGCGCTGACCACGGACGCCGAGCAGGAAAAGACCAACAGCGACAACTTTTGGAGTAACGTTATGAGCGCGTTGCAGTGGGCCGTGAAAGCGGGGCTGGGCGCCTACGACACCTACAAGGGCTACACGCAGCAGGAGTGGGAGAACCAGTTCAACGAGCAGCAACAGCAGGCAAACTACATGGCGCTGGGGTACCAGGCGGCGGAGGCCGGACAGACGGACCTGGCAAACCAGTACGGCACGCTGGCGGGGCTGGGGGATGGCTACTTTACCAATTACACGCCGACAAGCAGCGACACGATGAGTTACAGCGATGTGGCGGATGCTTACAGCACGATGGCGTCGCTGGCGGCGAACGGCCAGTACGGCCTGGCACAGCAGCTGGGACAGATGTACGGGCTGGACACGAGCAGCCTGGCGAACACCTACGCAAGCAAGACAAGCAGCAGCGGCTCGAGCGGCAGCAGTTCGAGCAGCAACCTGATGAAGATCTACAGCGAGATGGCATCGCTGGCCGGAGACGGTCAGTACGGCCTGGCACAGCAGCTGGGGCAGGCGTATGGACTGGACACGAGCAGCCTGGCGGACACCTACGCAAGCAAGAACGGCAGCACGAGCAGCGGGCTATCCCTGAGCGACCTGACGAGCCTGGCATCCGCCTACGACAGCACGGCCAACTCGAACCCGGCCAAGAGCACGATGGCGCAGATACTGACAGACTACGGCACACAGTATTCGGCGGCACAGCAGCAGGCGGACACGGACGCGCAGATCGCGTCGCTGACCCAGAAGTACGCGGCGATGGGGTACACGGACGAGCAGATCTATTACCGCCTGAAGCACTTGGGTTTAACCGATTAAGGTGACGGAATCAGGGCGGGACGGAGGGAAAAAGAATGGCAACGAGCAAAGAAGAGACCATGGCGAAGATCGCCGCGGCAAGAAAGAGCGCGGCAACTGGCACCACGGCAACTGCGACCGATACGCAGAGCAGCAAGGCGCAGACCATGGCGAAGATCGCGGCGGCGAGGAAGAGCGCGACGACCGGCACGACGACTGACTCGCA